CGCCCCTGTTGGGCGTCACCCTAAATGTTGAATATCTTCAACAATCCACAGTATGAAAACAGAGAGTCTCAGCACCGTGGAACCATTTGACTACGAGACTACCCAGTGGGTATGTTCCCGTGGTGATTTGGATGTACCAAGCATCTATCATCCCAGTAATTTCGATTACGGGAATCGTGATGTGGGCCCAGTATTCTTTCCTGATTTCAGGATTGAATACGAAGAACACACCCCGAATTCTGATGGAGGGAGAAAGGTTTGGAAATCCTACGAACATTATTTGGTTCGTAGGGACAAGCCTACTCCGGTTTCTCTACCGCTATACGATGGGCTGCCCCCTCTCGGGGCCCCGCACTTCGCCATAGCTGTGTTTAGAAACCCTCGGTTTGCGTTAGGTCAAAATCCCTATTCGCAACCACGTGTTGATCTGTTTGGGTATGAAACAGGAGGTTTCCCTACTGAGGGACTGTTTCGGCACTATGAGAAGCGTAATGACGACGATGGTTTCGTACCACCGCCGAACGACCTATCTAAACTGGAAGAGAGAGCGATGAGCTATCTCTGGCCAGTCGTGAAGGCCGAACTTTCAGCCGTCAACTCCTTTTTAGAGTTGAAGGACTTTAAGTCGCTTCCCAAGACCGTGTCTAACATAGCGAGTGGGTTCATTGGTGCTTACCAAGGGACCTACAAGATACTTAGGCACATACTCAAGTCAAGCGCAGACGGTTATCTTCAAGCGAAGTTTAACATTCTGCCTTTACTATCGGACATCTCCGGCATTCATGCCGCACTGTCCTCTGCGGAGAGGCGTATAAACGCTCTCGTCGCAGGCGCGGGTAGACCTCGAACTGGACACTGGTCCACTTCGATAACGGAGTCATCTGATGACCTACGAACAGATAGTACCAGTCCCTTCGATCCCGTTTACGGGAGAGGAGGTCTTGGTTACTATGTAATCCGTCGGACCACAGATACTACGCCTACCAAATTCCACGTTGAGATGCTCTATAATTATCATTATAGAGCATACCAGATTGTGCATGCACAATTGCTTGGCCATCTAGATGCTTTTGGGGTTAATCTTAACCCCGCTATCATCTGGAATGCCATTCCCTGGTCCTTTGTAGTCGATTGGGTTATCGGCGTGAGCCGATTTCTCGATGGACTCAAAGTGCACAACTTGGAACCGCGGGTTAACATACTGAGGTACTGCTGGTCGGTAACGCGTGAAAGGAGAATCAATACATGGCGAGAACATCGCCCTCTGTATCCTGGTAATCCCAGCTACGCTGTACCGGTCCAAACAGCACCTTGCCCGTTAACTCTAGAACGCAGCTATCGCCGCGCCATAGGGTTACCGAGTACTAGCTCGATGGTATCGAGCGGGCTCAATCCCACTGAGGTGAGTCTAGGCGCTGCGTTGGTGATTAGTCGCCGACGTAAGAGCCGCAATCGTCTTCGGAGGTTTTAATACTCCGGAGCACTAACTGGGTCTTGTGTCCTTTATAGGACATCGGACGCTAAACAACAACTGCATGCTAACAAACACGCTCAATACAAATGAAGTTAAGGATTCGTCAGGGACTGAAGTTGAATTCACTCGCCTTTCGATCGCAGATCGCTCAACAGTTTTCGCTAAAGTTAGCGAAAGCCCAGCTACCCCCCACCGCCTGGCGATTTCTCACCAGGAAAGTGGTTCGGGTCTGGGTAAGCGACGTCGGTCGGTTGTTAGAATTGATAAAACTATCATTTCTAGCGTCGACTCTGTCACTCCTGTTGTGGTTTCGGCCTATCTCGTTCTCGACACCCCTGTGGGTGCGATTACAGCTGGGACGGAACCAACCAATGTCATCGCGGAAGTATTGTCGTTTTGTGCCAGTCTTGGCGCAAATACGACTATCTTATACGATGGCACTGGGAACGGTGCGAACGCTCTACTGAGCGGAGGGCTTTAGCCCTCTCTCTGGAAGAACGTGCCTAGTCATGCCCCTTACGGGGCATGACTCTTCACTGTTAGGGCGGGATGACTAAGAGTTGCCCTGCCAAAGGGCCAGCTGACACTTTCAACAGTTCAACGGTCTCCTTGCCTTTGCGGTTTTTCCGCAATTGCAAGATGACCTCGAACGGTTTTACGTTGTCAGTTTGGTCTAATGGTAGGTGCTCGAAGTTCAAACCGTCAGATCCGTCTGCGTAGCCCCATCCTCGGAAAATCACGACCCTTACGGGTGGTGGTCTAACTGGGACGGCGTTATCGAAGACGGTTCTAGGAACCTGGCTATTATTAACCATAGTAGTTATGTTTCAGACAGTGGAGTTCATGTTATCATGATGCGTGTGCATGCTCTAAGATAGGAGACCATTTATATGGAGCCTAGGAAGAGCTTAGATGAAAGTAAAATCATCGCTGCACTGCTTCATGACGTTCACAAACGCCATGGATTGGTGTTCAACACTCGTAGTCACCGACTTACAACGCAAGTTGTACTTCGGCGCGTACGCACGGAAGGATTAAGTTTTCTTACGAAAACTTTGCCCCGACTGGCCAAAAGACTTGATAAGTCTCTTGGGGGAACGACTAAAATGAACGCAACTGAGCTAGGCTTTTCAGCTTATCCCGGTTGTGAATTTCCGAGGTTTCTCGGTGAATTCTTCAAATTAATCTACCAACCAGACGGTTCACTCCTTCCGAGTCCGTGTGCAATAAGCATCAGAGTTATCCGGCAGATCTGTCTTGTCTTTTACAAGTACGAACTGCCTTATACCGATGAACAAGAACAACAAGTCATTTCTAAGTTTAAAGAAACTGAGAATGATCTATCGACCTGTTCCTCCCTTTTCAATAAACTTGAGAAGGATCTGGAACTTATTACTTCAACTCGTCGCAAAAGGGCTTTCTGCTCTTTCGCACAAGTTGACGTTCTGCGGGAAGCGAGAATCCTCTTATCAAGGCTTTTCGCTTCTTTTGACCCGAAAGACATTTACCCGAGGCACGGACCTGGAGCGGTTGCTACTAAGCAAAAGCTCTGGGATAAGTACCTCTGGACAAATGTCTCGGCGAACATCACATCACACTACCCGTTGGACGAATATTTCTATTCGTCTTTGAGTCATGTATGTGATGATCTTGAATCGCTTGGTGCGATTCAAGATAAAGATCTTTCGGCACGAGTTATACTCGTACCAAAAGATTCACGCGGTCCTAGGCTAATCTCTTGTGAGCCTGTTGATTATCAATGGGTACAACAGGGATTAGGCAGGGCCATTGTTGAGTTAGTAGAGTCACATCCCCTCACAAGATGGAATGTGCACTTCACTGATCAAGGACCTAACCGAATGGGAGCCCTTCTCGGGTCTCTCACCGGCAGGCACGTAACGCTAGACCTCGCTGAGGCTAGCGATCGTGTTCACCTTGATCTAGTTCGCCTACTGTTTCCAAGTCACGTTTATACGTACCTTGTAGCATGTAGGAGTTCATCGACCGAGCTACCGGATGGTGAGGTAATCAAGCTCAAAAAGTTCGCTCCTATGGGAAGCTGTTTATGCTTTCCAATTATGGCGCTTACTATTTGGGCTATCCTCACGGCCAGTGCTCTTGATGCATACACTCGAGAGAGTGTATTAGTGTATGGTGATGATGTTATCGTAACGAAGGCTAATGCCTTGTACGCGATAGAACAGCTCGAATCATTTGGTTTAAAAGTAAACCGTGACAAGAGCTGCACCAGTGGATTCTTTAGAGAATCATGTGGCATGGACGCCTTCAAAGACGTCGACGTCACTCCTGTTCGTTTTCGAACAGTCTGGTCATCAACACCCAGCCCTGAATCTTACTGTTCATGGATCGCTTACGCGAATTCCATGTACGATAAGAAGTACTACTCGACCTACGATTATATCGTAGGGGAACTACACCGTTTGTACGGCCCAATTCCGAGCGAGGACATGCATCTTGCATGCCCAAGCTTGAGGGAAGTACCGGATACCGCAAGACCTAAGGTTAAGCGTTGGAATAAGAGCTTGCAAAAGCTCGAATACAAAGCTTATACCGTCAAGTCGCCATCGATTAATCATGAGATGAAGGGTTGGTCCATGCTTCTGAGATATTTCTCAGAGAACGTGGGCCGTCCTCAGTCTTATGTCGATGCTCGTCAGTATCAGGAGTTTGAATCTTTTGAGATTCATCCATCCTTTTCCGTCAGTTCATACACGAACC